CCGCAAGGCTGTGTCATCGACGGCCACGACGACGAACGCATGGATTGACTACAGCTACTTCCCGGGCAGCCCGACTGCCAACTTCTACGCTTCGGAGCCTCTGGTTGCCGCTGAGGTGGACGCGGCGCGGGGGATCTACGTTCCAACGGTCGCCCCGGCCACCCAATGGCTGCGCAATCTCAAGCTGATGAGCGCGGCGGCTAGCGCGACAAGCACGACGAACGGACGCCAGCAGATCGTGTTGGCTGACCTGCTCATGTACTACCCCTTTGTAGACACGGACGCGGTAGGCGAACAGCAGGACATGATCAACGAGATCAGCCTGCCGCGCTATACGAGCGGGCGGGTGATTGCGGTGGGCCAGTCTGCGGCATCGACCACGGGCCAGTTCACGTTCAGCTATACCAATCAGGACGGCACGGCGGGACGGACGAGCCAGAACCATTTCACCTTCGCCATTGCAGGCGGCGGGCAGGTGGTCGCCTCAAGTGTCGTGAGCGCGACGAGTTATCACCCCTATCTGCACTTGCAGGCGGGCGACACAGGCGTCCAGTCGATCCAGTCAGTAACGTTCACGGCGGGCGGCGGCGGGCTGATGGCCTTGGTTATCGTTCAGCCCTTGCTGGAGTGCTTTGTAACGCAGGAAAGCCGCAGGACAACGAGCGGAAACCTTGAGACTTATGGGGCGTGCAATGAGTTCGCCTCGGTGATCCACCACAGGCCGCGCCAGATCAAAGACGGCGCAGTTATCAACCTTTTCGCAGCCGGCCACGCTGGCAGCCTTGCTTCGTCGATACTGGCGGGCCTTCTCGAAACAACGTGGAACTGACGAATGGGATTCTCGAGCCAAGATGACCTGATCAACCAGCTCACCACGAACGGCAAATACGGCAACGTTTTCTATAACAAGACGCTGGCCTCTGCCGGTACGGCGGGCCACTGGACGCTGTTGGCAGGCCATGCGGGTACGCCTGCAGCTGCGACGTTTGCGGGCGCTGATCTCACCTATGTGGCGACCGATGACACATGGTCAGAGGGTGCGCCTTATCATGGTGGCAATGTCTCGACGGCGACAAAGCACTTTCTGAGCGCTGGCGCTGCGGTTGTCGCGGCTGCGGGCGCGCCTTGGTATCTCATGGCGATTGACCTCGTCGGCTATGTGCCTCTGTCGGGTACGAACGTCTCGACCATCGGCACGAAGACCGTGACCATGACTGCCATCGGATCGGGCGGCGGCACAGGCGACCGCTACGCCAACGGCGAGGGCCTGCGCCTGTTCGTGGCGGCTGACACGGCGCTGGGCGCCAACGCGCCGACCTGCATTGTGAACTACCTCGACACGGGCGGTGGCGCTGGCGCGACGACTACATTCACGTCAACGGCATCGCTGGGCGTCGGGCAATTGCTCAACAGCGGAACGGCGGCGAACAAATATAACCCATTCCTGCCCATGGCGACGGCCGACACGGGCGTGTCTGATATCGTCTCGCTGGTCTGGGCTGGCACGGCGCACGCATCGGGTACGGTCATCATCGGTCTGTGCAAGCCGCTGTGGACAATCCCTGTCCCTGCGACTGGTCTCTACACCAAGCTGGACTTCGTGAACGCCTTCCCGTCTCTGCCTCGGATCAGGGACGGGGCGAACATCCAATTTCTCATGTTCCAGACCGGCGCGACGACCTCGGCGGGAACGATCATGGCCGATTTTGACTGGGCCTATGGTGGGTAATGGGCCTGCTTCAGAACGGCTACCGGGATGCCTCGGCGGGCGTTCGCATCTTTGGAGCGACGGCCAGTAACAACGCCTATCCGTACACACTGCCCGCGAACACGGACAAGACGGGCACAAAGCGAAACATCTTCACGGCTGAGGGCTATTCGCCCAAGTCGGGCATTCCATCGGGACACCTGCACCCGTCAAGCTGGATGCTGCCCCAGACAGCGGGTGGACTGTCCAGCCATAGCGAGGCCATTGGCGTTGCGAGCTGGTCGGGCAACATCGCTGCCGGTCGCAACATCGCGGGCGCGTTTGACGGCGTTGCGGCATTCACTGGTACAGGCCAGCTTGTCGTCTCGGGATCGGGAACATTCGCAGGCGTTGCGGCGTTTGACGGCAACATCATTGCCGCCCTTGCTGCGGCAGGAACATTCGATGGCGTTGCCAGCTTCTCAGGGGCGACGACCGCTTACGGCAACATTCTGGGCGTGTTCACGGGCGTGGCGAGCTTTGAGGCAGTCCGGTACGCGACGGGGTCTATATCTGGCTCATTCGCTCCGGCGATCACACTGGAGGCTGCGGGGTTCTCGTCCTACCTGCTCGACAGTGAGGACATCGAAAGCGGCCTCACGCTAAGGCAGGCGCTGCGTCTGGTGACGGCAGCGACGGCAGGAAAGATCAGCGGCGGCGGGACGGCTACGGTGACGATACGGAACGCGGTTGCGGATGGCGCTGACCGGATCATCGCATCTGTGGATACGGACGGTAACCGGACTGCCATCACATACGATCTCGACTGATGGCCAACTTCTTCAGCGCCGACTACTGGAAAGCACTCTACTTCAAGGCGATGGGCGGGCAGGAAACTGCCGTTGACCCCAACGCGATGCGCGGCACGTTCGCAGGGGCGAGCGCGTTCAGCGGCGCTCTGGATCAGCCTGCGGGAGCGCTAAGCGGCACATTCTCTGGGGTCGCCGCCTTCACAGCGTCCGCCACATTCGTTGAGGACGGCCTTGTTCAGGTCGTTGTTCCTGGCCGCAGACGACGCGAACGGGAAGAATGGGCGAACCTCTCTCGCGCTCTTTGGCTTGCAAGGGTGGCCGCAGATCGCGCCCAGCAGACCGAACGCGAAGACCTTGAGCGTGCAGAACAAGACCGCGCTGCGATGGAAGCGGCGCTAGAGCAGGCTGCTGCGGTAGCCGCTGAAGCATACGAAAAGACCATCGCGAAGCGGGCAGCACTTGTCCGGCTTCTTGATCTGACGGAGCGGGCCAGACTGGCCGAAGAACTCCGCCGGCAACGGGCGGAACGCGCCGCGCTAAATGAAGCGCAGGCGTATCTACAGCAACAGATACGGGAAGCAGAGAACAAGCGGCGAGCAGAACTTGCCCAGCAGGCCGCCATGCAGGCGGAACTTGAACGCCTTGATCTTCAACGCAGGCAAGATGATGAAGCAATTATCCTGCTTCTGCTTGCCGCCTAATCTGGCCGCTACTCGCTGGCCATGACCGGAGGACTATGAATGTCGAACACGCTGGCCAACGATCCTGGCATTGCTCCCGAAGACAAGGAAATCATCGAACACCAGCTTAACGGTGTTGAGAGCGAGAAGGAGGCCGCCGACATTCGCATTGCGGCCATGCTCGCGGATGAAATGAAAGCCGGGCGCGGCAAGGAAGATCACGACACCGGCGAGGATGACGACGCGGACAGTGACGACGTCGATGCCAAGGCCGTCGCTGATGACGCGGCGAAGAAAACCGCCGAGGCTGAAGAAAGCGATAGCCAGCGCCGCCGCCGCCTGAGACGTGAAGCTGAGAACCGCACGCGCCAGCAGAACCAGCGGCTTACGGCGGAGAACGCCCGGCTCCGTGAAAAGCTGCGCAACGTGGACGCCAGGACGCCTGATCCTGCCGCCTATGGCAATAACACAGCGGATTACGTCGCTGACCGCGCTGCCCACTCCGCCCAGAAAGCGCTGATCGAATCCGAGATCGAGCGCACCGAAGCGGCTGTGGACGAAGTCGAGAGCGAGAGCGCTGAACAGTCCGCGCAGTCTTACGAAGACTATATGTCAGACGGCATCCGCAGACACGCGGACTTCCGCGAAGTCGTCACGAACCCGAAGCTGCACATCACCCCGGCCATGGTTGAGGCTTTCCGGGATGAGGGTGCGCAAGACATTGCCTACGAATTGGCGAAGAACCCAGCGGAGATGAACCGCATCGCGTCGCTCCCGACGCCAATTGAACAGGTCAAAGCAATCTGGAAGGCGCAGGCCGCGCTCGAAGCGAAGGCCGCACAGTCCCGCACCAGCAACGCGCCGCCGCCAATCAAGCCCGTGAAGGGTTCTGGCGCCGCTCCGGCTAAATCACCATCCGAGATGGGAATGGCCGAATATGCCGAGTACCGAAGAAAACAAATGGCCCAATCGCGCTGACGCGGCGGGCTTCACCCCACAGCAAACCGAAAGGATGGCTCGCTTCGGCGGGCTTTTTTAATGCAACATGGCTAACGCACTCATCACCCCCTCAGTTATCGCGAAGGAGGCCCTGTTCCAGCTTGAGAACAACCTCGTCCTCGCGAACAGCGTTCACCGCGAATACAAGAAGGAGTTCGTCAAAGTCGGCGGCACAGTCTCTATCCGCAAGCCGGTCAAATTCTACGCCGAAGCGA